TCCTTTCTTACCCACTGCGTGTAATGCTTCCACCTTTCTGGCTTTGTCATCTTTTGTCACAAGAACCTATATTTTCAGGTACCCCGAATGGGGCTTTTTCCATTTTGCGACACGCACATTCCGACAGACGGGTTGGGGTTCTCCCACGGGCGCGAACTTCTTAGGGGCATCGCGGGTGCGGGGTCAGAGCGGTCAGCACGTCTAGCGCCTGACTTCGCCCGCCTATGCGACACCTTGGTCGCCCGGGGGTCGCGTTGTGAATGCGGTCGCGAGCCGGTCACCGTAACAAGAAGATGACATAAGGGACATAGTGACGCTTAGGGTTGAATACAAGCTACCTAGCGACGATTAAGTATACTGTGTGACAAATATGCACTCCCCAACAAGTGGCCCGAAAAAACGTTCCTTGTAAGCGTCACTGAGGTGCCATGCCGGTATGCTCGGCTACCTTCCTATCAGAAAAAACTAATGCTCACCAGTGAGCTTCCTAGAGCCTCACAGAGGCATTCGACTTCTGTAAGGTGCTTAGATAGGGTGAATTAGGGGTTAAATGGGTCAGTTGGGCTGTGTTGAGGCAGCCACAGGATAATGACCGACTTGGCATGGATTGCTCCCCTGCAATCGCAGATGGATGGTTGGCGATGTCACTGTCGCAAGGCAGTGTCGATGGGACGGGAATGGGTGACCGATTTTGGCATGTGACAGATTCGGGCATACATGTTATGTCCCGGTTGTGTCGGATAGTTCCCCATGATCACGCCCGGCGTTAGCAAGCACGCAGTGATTGCACTCAGGGAACGCTTCAGTGTAAGAGGGAGACATAAGAAACCTTAGGGGCCTGAGACTTGATGCATACCAGTTGGCAGGGACCGGCGCAGAGCAAGTGGCTTGCGGGGCTTTAAGGGCGCGGATGTATCCCCATTGATGGGGAGAGTTACAGACCAATAGGATTGGCTGGGGCTAAGAGAACGTATATCACATAAATGAGAGGGACTAAGACATGACAAAGAAGAAACCCCACTTGGTACTGGTCGATGGGTCTTTGGTCGCGCAGCGGGACGTGCCGCTAACCGCCAAGCAAGCTGGCTTTGTAAGGTCACTAATGAGCCGTGATGAAAACGGCAAGCCTATGTCCCTGAGCGATGCATACCGGGCGAACTACAATACCGGGAACATGACAGACCAGACTGTGTGGACTAAGGCTAGCTTGTTGGCTTCGCAGGATAAGGTTAGGAGTAGGCGACAGGCGCTGGAAACGCAGAAAGATGAACATGCACTGCTCTGCGCGCACTCTCGCTTAGAGTTCATTATATCTAGGCTCGAAGTCGAAGCCCTTGGCAAAGGTGCAGACAGCAACAGTGCATCAAGGGTCCGCGCGCTTGAACTAATCGGAAAGTTAGCGGATCAAGGCGGCTCGCTGTTCCAAGACAGGCTGGTGACTGAGGATGCCCGCGATGCCGAAACCATCCGCACAGAACTGGAAGAGCGGCTGGCTCGCTTGCTCTCTGACAAGACCGGCACCGGCTAACACAAAATAATTTGTGCCCCTACCCCTGCCCTGTTTCTTGCGGCGCGCTCCCCGGCAACCATGCAGCGCTTGGTGCTATGGCTGCGCCCGGTCGACGCAGCGGCCATCAGCGCTGGCACCGGCACCCGTTGGGCCTGCGCCACGGCCCCGGCCACTTGCTGGGGACCAGCCCATGCCACTGGGGTACCCCCGGCCCCCCCTGAGGCACGACGGGTCCGCCCCACGCCATCACAGGCAGTTCTGCTCACCCGATCCTCTCAGTTTCATAGCAACTCCTCTTTGCACCCCATCCCCAAAAGCCTACCCCCGTCGATACCTTCTGTGCGCCCCCCATACTTATCTTCTTACATCTTCTCTGTTGCTTGACCCCCACCCCCCATTTTGCTATCTTCGGGATAGTTTCACAAAGGGGGCACCCCCTAAAAATAAAATGGTACCATGTACCGAGGAGTTCACATGTTGAGAACAATTACAGCACTACTGTTTCTAGGTACCTTGTTGGTACCCCTATATGGGTACTGTACTAATTTAGATACTAACTTAAAGCTTGTACCTAAGAGGGTACCTATGGTACCTAAGGTACCGAAGAGCGGCACAGAGTACATCACAATCGACTGCGACTACTCCCCACAGTTCCTCAAGAATTTAAAGCCCGCCTACGGTATGGACCCATTGTGGTGGGGCATGAACGAGTTCCAGAGTGTTCTCACCCTCCATCGCAACCACAACACTGGTAATTGGGGATTGTTCGTCACTTTCCCATCTAGGGAAGTGTGTGCTATCAGTACGGGCATGGAGCAGGATCTCATCCTTCCCAACATTGGAATGGCCCATTGAGGGTGTATCGCCATTGGTTGTGGCACTCATCTTTGATGAGGTGGGTTGCGCGTAAGGTTGCAATGGCGGATGGTTGGTTGTGGCGCAGGATGTGGAGCCGTTGCAGGGGAGGGAGATCGTGAATTGCTGGCATTGTAAGACACAGTTGATATGGGGTGGAGATCACGATTGCGAGGAAGAAGACGGCATCGTTTACTTCATGGTCACCAACCTACACTGCCCAAATTGCGCATGTCAGGTGTTGGTGTATCTTCCCACTGACGAATCAGACCTACACCCAGACAATGGCGACGTTGGGGGAGTGGACATCAAGATAACCTCCATTCATTAGATTGCTCGCCAAATACATACCATCAGCCCACCGCGCGCACTATGAGGCGCAAGGGTGGAAGATCGTTCAATACAATCACCATTTTTTAAAGGGCGTCCTCGCCCTCAAGGAGTGTCCCATGACCTACAACGAAGAAGCAGCCAAAAGGACTGAAGATCTATTACATAAACGCCAGACGACACACGGTGATCCCAGAGAGACCCTAGAGCTTGCAGGCAATCTCATCACTAATATTTTGATGATGAAGCATGAACAACACCACGTTATTGAAGTGAGTGGAGAGTTTAAGGATTGCCACGTCCTCCCACATGAGGTCGCCATTATTAATATTCTTCATAAGATCGCGCGCATCCAGTGCGGAACCTTCACTCCCGATCATTGGGATGACATCTGTGGATATGCTCAATTAGGAAAAGAGCTTCACAAACAGTTGACAGACACCTGTCAAGAGGGGTAGATATTGTACACTTCCCGTTAGTTGCGGCTAGATGTAGCTACGGTTTGTGATACTCCTCCCTGACTAGGCGGCTTCCGTAAGGTGAAAGGTGCCCAGAACCTCAACCCCACGGGAGCCGCCTCTTTTTCGGAGCAACGACAGTGTTGGTCAACTGAGAAAGCTAAACGACAACTACCCCACCCCGGTGAGTCTGGTGACTGAACTTGTTCATCGATGGGCGCTCCCCACTATGATGGTGTGGGAACCTTGCTCGGGGGATGGTATATTGAGTGACGCCCTAACCAAGAGAGGGTGCAAGGTTGTCGCTACCGACATCGCAAGGCTTCAGGACTTCTTCGACTACACCGACACTCTCGCGCCCACGATTATCACCAACCCACCCTTCAGGTACATCCGTCCATTCATCGATCACGCTTTCGACATCGGTGTTCAGAAGATGGCTCTGGTTTGTCCAGAAAGACTGTGGGCCTGCAAGAAGGGAAGAGATCAATTAATGCGTCACCGCCCAAGTCGTTGGGCAAACATGGACTGGCGCGAAGATTATTTACAGAAGGGCGGCTCCCCAGATAGGGCACTCGCCGTGGCGATGTGGGAAAGACCTCATTCGGATAGCTGCCGTTACGAGGTTTGGACCCGAAGCCATGACGCCGATTTCTTGGTTTGATGTGATGATCGCCGTTTTGGCAATTGTGGCAATTAGCTTGAAGGTTTGGACATGGCTGTAATATTCGAGTACCTCACAGATCACTACAAATGCATCATCGGCGGTTTCATCGTCGGCCTCGCGGTGGGGATAATTATCTAGAATGCAACCCGCCGTCGCCCTGCACGATCAGATCGCGGCGCTCCCCCTCAATGAGCAGCGCGAGCTTCTCGATCTTGTCGATCAATACGAGAGTGCTCAGGCAAGAGAGAAGAGCCACGAGAGTTTTCTCACTTTCGTCAAGACGGTGTGGCCCCCTTTCATAGAGGGAAAACACCACGCCACGATGGCTGATGCCTTCGAGAGGGTGGCTGAGGGAAAGTTAAAGCGCCTCATTGTTAATATGCCTCCGAGGCACACCAAGTCTGAGTTCGCTTCTTATCTCCTACCGGCATGGTTCTTGGGGAAGTATCCACATAAAAAGGTCATCCAGACGGCTCACACCGCAGAGCTTGCGGTGGGCTTCGGAAGGAAGGTCCGTAACCTCTTCAACGACAAGGAGTTCAAGGACATCTTCCCCGATTCGCGTTTGCAATCGGACAGCAAGGCTGCCGGAAGATGGAACACCAACAAGGGTGGTGAGTACTTCGCTATCGGCGTTGGCGGCGCGGTCACGGGTAAGGGTGCTGATATTCTTATCATCGACGACCCCCACTCTGAGCAGGATGCAGCGCAGGGACAATACAACCCAGAGGTCTTCGATAGGGTGTATGAATGGTACACCTCTGGGCCTCGCCAAAGACTTCAGCCGGGAGGTGCCATCATCGTCGTGATGACGAGGTGGTCTAAGAGAGACCTCACCGGAAAGATTATCGACAACTCTGTCAAGAGGATGGGTTCTGACGAGTGGGAGGTTATAGAGCTTCCCGCCATCATGCCCTCTGGAAATCCCTTGTGGCCGGAGTATTGGGGCATTACAGAACTTGAAGCCCTTCGCTCTGAGTTGCCCCTCTCAAAGTGGTCCGCGCAATATCAGCAGGATCCAACCTCTGAGGAGGGCGCTCTCGTCAAAAGGGAGTGGTGGAAGGAGTGGAAGGAAAAGAAGCCTCCACACTGCGAGTTCGTCATACAGTCTTGGGACACGGCATTCCTCAAGACTGAGCGCTCAGACTATTCAGCGTGTACTACATGGGGCGTCTTCCTCAACGAGGACGAAGACAGGATGGACATCATCCTTGTCGATTCGTACAAGGAGAGGCTTGAGTTTCCAGAACTCAAGAAGCGCGCCTTCGAGATGTGGAAGGACACAGATCCAGATGCCTTCATCGTCGAGGGAAAGGCTTCTGGAATGCCCTTGGTGTTCGAGTTGAGGCAGATGGGTATACCCGTCTCAGAGTTCACTCCATCAAAGGGAAACGACAAGATAGCCCGCGTCAACGCCGTCGCAGACATGTTCGCTTCTGGAATGGTGTGGGCACCCAACACGCGGTGGGCAGAAGAGGTCATCGAAGAGTTCGCGTCATTCCCCTCTGGGGATCACGACGACCTCGTAGATAGCTCGACGCAGGCGTTGTTGCGCTTCAGGCAGGGTGGTTTCATCCGCAACCCATCAGACGAGGATGACGAGTGGATGCCCCCAAGATACGCAGAATTTTATTAAAGGATCGACATGGCGATTGACAGGGCACTTGAGGGAATTGGCGGGGACACCGAAGAAGCTATCGAGATAGCCGTCGTCAATCCAGAGGCCATATCCATCGAAACGCCAGACGGCGGCATGGTCATCGACTTCGATCCAGAGAGCGAGGCAAGCGAGGCAGTTTCCCACGACGCCAATCTCGCGGAGCACATCGAAGAGGACGAACTATCGCATGTTCGTTCTGAGTTGATGGGGGCTTTCGAGGCAGACAGAAATTCGCGTAGCGACTGGGAGGAAACCTACATCAAGGGTCTTGACCTCCTCGGTCTCAAGATCGAAGAGAGGACCATCCCTTGGCCGGGTGCGTGCGGCGTTTTCCATCCCGTCCTGTCTGAGGCCGTGATACGTTTTCAGGCTCAGTCCATCATGGAGACGTTCCCCGCGAAGGGTCCGGTGAAGACGCAGATCCTCGGAGAACTAAACGACGACAAGGAAAAGCAGGCCCTCCGCGTTCAGGAGGAAATGAACTACCAGCTTACCGAAGGGATGCCTGACTACCGCAGCGAGCACGAGAACATGTTGTTCGCGTTGCCGTTGGCGGGTAGCGCCTTCAAGAAGATCTATTACGACATAGACATGGGAAGGCCCACCGCAGCCTTTGTTCCGGCAGAGGATCTCGTGGTGTCTTATGGGGCTGCCGATTTGATGAGTTGCGCGCGCTACACCCATGTCATGAAGAAGACCAAGAATGAGGTGCGTAAACTTCAGGTAGCTGGCTTCTATCGAGACATCGATCTCGGGGAACCCGCCCCCGACTACACCAAGATACAGGAGCAATACAATAGCTTGCAGGGAGAGAGACCCGCCTTCGAGTATGACGACAGGTTCACTCTTCTCGAATGTCACGCCGACTTGGACCTCGCTGATTTCGAGGACACTAAGGATGGCGAGCCTACGGGCATCGCGTTGCCCTATGTGGTGACTATAGACAAGTCCTCTGGGAAGGTTCTGTCGGTCTACAGGAATTGGCTGGAAGACGACCCACTCAAAAAGAAGATGCTTCACTTCGTTCACTATAAGTACTTGCCATCATTGGGTTTTTACGGATACGGGTTGATCCACTGCATCGGCGGCCTGACTAAATCTGCGACCTCAATACTACGTCAGCTTGTGGATGCCGGGACGCTCTCCAATCTTCCCGCCGGTCTCAAGTCTAGGGGGCTTAGGATCAAGGGAGACGAAACCCCCATCATGCCGGGAGAGTTCAGGGATGTGGATGTTCCGGGTGGCGCGATAAGGGACAACATAACCTTCCTTCCCTACAAGGAGCCTAGCTCTGTTCTCTACCAGTTGCTGGGGAACATTGTGGAGGAAGGGAGGCGCTTCGCTTCGCTGGCCGACATGAAGGTCAGCGACATGAACAATGAAGCCCCTGTCGGAACGACCCTCGCGATTATAGAACGCGGCATGAAGGTGATGTCTGCTGTGCAGGCGAGACTTCACGCATCCATGCGCAAGGAGTTCTCCATCCTCGCGGCATTGATAAAGGAATATCTTCCTGAGGCTTACGACTACGAAGTGGGCGGTATCAGGGCTGAGGACTTCGACGACCGCATAGACATCATTCCGGTGTCCGATCCAAACGCCACCACGATGGCGCAGAGGGTGATGCAGTATCAGGCCGCCCTACAGTTGGCTGCGCAGGCTCCTCAGATGTACGACCTCCCTGAATTGCACCGCCAGATGCTCGAAACGATGGGCCTCAAGGATGTCGACAAGATCGTTCCAGACAAGGACGACATCAAGGCCATCGACCCCGTTACCGAGAACGAGAACATCATCAATGGAAAGCCCGTCAAGGCTTTCTCGTATCAGGATCAGAAGGCTCACATCACCGTCCACATGACGGCCCTTCAGGATCCCAAGATCCTCTCGCTTGTGAGGCAGTCTCCTATGGCTCCTTCCATACAGGCGGCAGCCGAGTCGCACATCCGTCAGCACTTGGCGTTCCTCTACAGGGACGAGATCGAAGAACAGTTCGGCGCTCCCCTCCCGCCAGAGGGAGAACCTCTCCCGCGCGACGTTGAGAAGCAACTCGCAGGATTGCTTGCGCAAGCGTCAGAGAAGCTCTTGCAGAAGGACATCGCTGAGGCGCGTCAGGCAGAAGCACAGCGTATGGCAGAGGATCCCATCGTGCAGCAGCAGCAGCGCGAGCTTGAGATCCGCGAGATGGACGTTCAGAGGAAAGCCAAGGCAGACAAGCTCAAGGCAGATGTCGAGCTTGAGAAGGCAGCCATGACTGATGCCCGCGAGCGCGAACGCATCGAATCCACCGAGAGGGTTGTTGGTGCTCAGATCGGCGCGAAGATCGCTGGAGATGTTCTTGAGGGAGAAATCAAGGGCGTCGAGCTTGCCGAAAAGGAAAAGATGGAAGGGGCGCGTCTCGGTGTCGAGATCGCCAAGGCTCTCATAGACACCAAAGGAAAGGGTGAGTAATGGCAAGGAAGTCTATCAAGCAGAGTATTTCTATAGGGGGTGTGTCGGCTAAGGCCAACAAACCTCAAAAGAGGGCTGCCAAGAAAGCCAAGAAAGCTGCGGTCATTCCGCTGGTCACCTTGGATGGCGACAGGATGTACCCAGCCCAAGCTAAAGAATACTGGGCAAACATCAAACGCACAGCGTCTTGATGGACCAACCTGATCTCGCAGCTTTGTTGCAGAAGCGTCTTCGTGAGTTTATGAACGAAGGTGCCGATCACCTCGCAACGGGAGGCGCAAAGGATTACGCCGAATACCAGCGCATGGTAGGGCGCATCGATGGCATAGCCCTCGCAGAACGTGAACTCCTCGATCTCGTAAAGGATGAAGACGAAGACGAGGAATAGCGCAAGGGAACCGTTGCCCCTTTATGAAGCAACGCATGATGAGGTAAGTGATGGCAAAAGTGGTTGATTTCCAAGAGGAAAAAGCGGCCAAGCAATTGCCGCAGCCTTCTGGTTACAGATTGCTGATCGCCCTTCCAGAGGTCGACGAGAAGACTGAGGGAGGTATCTTCAAGACGGACAATGCGATGGAAACGGAAGCGGTGTCGAGTGTTGTGGGTTTCGTTCTAAAAATGGGGCCTGATGCTTACAGTGACACCAAGAGGTTCCCATCGGGACCGTGGTGCAAGGAAGGGGACTTTGTTCTCTTCAGGGCTTTCCAAGGTACCCGTCTCAAGATCCACGGCAAGGAGTTTCGTTTTATAAACGACGACAGTGTCGAGGGTGTGGTTGATGATCCCAGAGGATATGCGAGGGCATGATGGCTGAACAACAGGAAGTTGAATTTGAGGAAGAAGACGGCATTGAGGTTGAGGTCGTGGACGACACCCCTGCCGACGACAGGGTGTCTGCGCGCGACAGGGAAGCGGCAGCCGACTTCGATATCTCTGAAGACGAGATAGGGCAATATTCTGATCGCGTTCAGAAGCGCATCAAGCGTTTGAAGTATGAGTTCCACGAGCAGCGCCGTGCAAAGGAGACGGCAGAGCGCCAGAATACAGAGGCTCTCGCTCACGCTCAACGCATGGTGTCAGAGAACAATGATCTCAAGAACCTTTTGAAGCGAGGCAACGAGGCTCTCTACAAGGCCACCGAGGCCAAGACTGATACAGAGCTATCGGTTGCCGAGAAGGAATTTCGTGAAGCCTACGACGCCGGTGATAGTGACCGCATCGTCGAGGCTCAGAAGATGGTTAATGAAGCCTATTACACCAAGCGGAGCGTCGAAGACATGCGTCCGCCTGCACAGGAAGCGCCACCCGGTAACGGGCAAGACAGCCCCGCTCCGCAACAAGACTATGTAGCGCCTCCTGACCCCCGTGCCATCCAATGGTTACGCGACAACCCTTGGTTCGGGCAAGACAAGGAAATGACTTCTTTCGCCTACGGCCTGCACGACAAGCTGGTGGTTGACGAGCGGATTGATCCCCGTTCAGAAGATTACTACCTCAGGGTCGACAAGCGCGTAAGGGAGGTCTTTCCTGAACGCTTCGAGGAAGAGCCTGCGCGTGAGGGGACTCCTCGCAAATCCGTGGTTGCTCCTGCGACAAGAGGAAGCAAGCCGCCACGCAAAGTAACACTCACCGGCACCCAGATTGATCTCGCCAAGAAACTGGGGATTACGCCCGAACAATATGCGAAGCAAGTCGCGAAGGAGATGGCGCATGGAAGATGACGCTCGTACACCGAGACACCACGAAACCCGTGAAAAGGAATCACGCACCGAGACACAGTGGGTACCCCCATCACTACTACCCGACCCCGACCCGCAGGAGGGATGGGTTTTCAGGTGGGTGCGCACTTCGATAATGGGCCACGCTGACAACACCAATGTGTCCAAGATGTTCAGAGGCGGTTGGGTGCCCTGCCGGGCAGAAGACCATCCTGAACTTTGCATCCAGTCTGATGTAGGTTCGCGTTTTGGATCCGATGGAAACATCGAGGTTGGCGGTCTTCTTTTGTGCAAGATGCCGCACGAGAAGCACCAGAAAAGGGCTGAACATTATCGGGACAAGGCGGAACAACAGATGGATGCCGTCGAGTCGAATTACATGCGGGCGAACGATCCTCGTATGCCGCTTCTTAAATCAGAGCGGAAGACGCGGGTAGACTTTGGCAAAGGAGGGTAGTTGCCCTCCATAACATGAGGACATTGAATCATGGCTGGTTCAGTACAAGCTCCTTATGGGATGATCCAAGTTGGCGTTCTTGGTGATAGTTACAATACGGGTGGTGCCACTCAATATCCGCTCGGATCGAATAACACCAACGCGATTTTTGCGGGGCAACCCGTATGTTTCTCGGATGGTGTTACCGTTCCGATCACGGCCACCCCGACTACCACCTATGGCGCTACGACCACTCCCATAGGCGTCGCTTCTGGCTTCCGTTATATCGACGGAAGCACGGGGCAATTGACGTTCTCCAACAATCTTGTTGCGAGTTCGATGACCTCTTCAGGTCATTCTGCCGTACAGGTGTATGTGTGGGATAACCCGAGGGCGGTTTTTAAGGTCCAAGCAGATGGCGCTATGGTCGCCACGGATCAAGGGAAGAACTCTGCTCTTACGAATGTTACTGATGTTAATACGCTTGACCTCAGTAAGCAGAGCAAACTTACCGTTGATGCGGATGCTGCAACGACCGCAACTCTAGCTGTTCGTGTTGTTGGGCTGTTTGAAGCTCCCAATAACAACTGGACTGATACATATCCAGACGTTCTCGTTACATGGAACTTCGGTGTGCATCAGTACCAGACGAGCACCTTGGCATAGGAGGCTGGCATGGCTATTTCAAGAGCACAAATGCTGAAGGAGCTACTGCCCGGTCTCAATGCTTTGTTCGGCTTGACTTACGAAACCTACGAGAACGAGAGCGAGCAGATTTACGAGACAGAGACTTCTGACCGTTCGTTTGAAGAGGAGGTTAAGCTGACGGGCTTCGGACAGGCTCCTGTTAAAGCGGAAGGTGAAGCGATCAATTACGACACGGCAAGTGAGAGCTTCTCTGTTCGCTATAACAACGAGACCATCGCAATGGGCTTTGCGATTACCGAGGAAGCGATGGAAGACAACCTGTATGACTCGCTGTCTGCGCGTTATACAAAAGCACTTGCGAGAGCGATGGCTTACACCAAGCAGGTGAAGGCCGCTGTTCCGCTCAACCAAGGTCTTCCGACTACCGACAACTTCGATTCGGGTGACGGCGTTTCGCTGTTTAATACGGCTCACCCAACCGTTGCCGGTGGCACCAATGCCAACACTCCCACCACCCAGACCGATCTCAATGAGACCAGTCTTGAAGCGGCTGTTATTTCTATCGCCGCGTTCGTGGATGAGAAGGGTTTGTTGATTGCTGCCAAACCTCGGAAGCTTATTGTTCCGCCAAACAACATGTTCGTGGCTACCCGGATCCTCGATTCGGAAGGCCGCACGGGAACGGCGGACAATGACATCAACGCCATCAACCACAACGGTACGATCCCCGAGGGGTATGCTGTGAACCACTATCTCACGGATACCGACTCGTGGTACATCGTCACCGATGTGCCCAATGGCATGAAACACTTTACTCGTGTTCCGCTCCAGACATCGATGGACGGCGACTTCGATACGGGTAACGTGCGTTACAAGGCACGCGAACGCTATGTGTTCGGTGTCTCAGATCCCCTCGGAATGTTCGGTTGCGAGGGAGCATCCTAAAGGCGAGCGGGGGCTTCGTGCCCCCGCTTTCTTTTTTGGCTTGTATGGTGGTTATGTTGGGATAGCGACCCAGCGCTAGTATAAGCAAGCTATAGAGTGGAGCTTACGGGCGCGCTGTTATAGTAAGGGGGATCGCAGGCCCCCACCTTTTCTGGGATCAATGGCCCTTGGGACTGACCCAGCAGACGCTATGAAGACACTGGGGCCTTTCTCTCATAGGAGAACTTGGTTATGGGTACGACAACTTTTTCTGGGCCAGTCAAGGCTGGCACGATCAACAACACTACCGGCACTACGGTAGGCACTGACATGAAGAATATTGGTTTTGTTGTAATGGCGCAGTCTGAGGCCATTACCGAAGCTGCCACTTCAGCCAGCACCGACATGATCATTCCCGCCAACAGTCAGATCATAGACATCAAATGTCTTGTCACAACGGTGTGGGACGGCGGCACTAACACCCTCGATGTCGGAGACGGCACCACTACCGACCTGTATGTCAACGGCATGGTAACGTCGGCGGCTGGTCTGGTGAACATGACGGCGGCGACCACCGGCACAGGAGCCAACTGGCGCGATGTCGGGACGACCGATGTAAGGATTTCAGTCGACTCTGTGGCAACCGGAAGCGGCGTTGGTGTTTTGACTGTCTGGTATATCCAGAACATCAACCTGACATAGGAGGGTACCATGACCGATCTAAGGTCTTTTACCTACACCTATTCTGGTACCGCTGAAAGCACGAGCAACCCTGCGGCGGACGTTGACGCCTGCGGGGATGCTGCTGCTTTAACCGATGACGAGTACTACATGCTCCTCGACGGCGGCATGGCGACTGCTGGGGATGGTGATGGTGTTTGTACGTCCCAGAGCGTCAATGGTCAGTTGGCGATTGATGGAGCCGATTCAGAAGAGAAGAACGGTATCCGTAGGGTCAACTATGGAAGGGCCGCGCCGCGCCGTGTGTCATTCGCTTCTGCGAGTGACAATTCTTCGGTGACGTTGACTGTCAAAGGAAAGGACGGGAGCGGCATTCCGGTAACGGAAGAGGTGACTGGGCCTAACGCGGCAAGCGTTTACTCATCTAATCTCTACTCGGTTATCGATCTCATCTATAGCGATTCGGCGACGACCTCGTTGACGGTGGGCGATAATGCCGGTTATGTGAACTTGGGAGAACTATGTCGTACCGTCAACATCACCTCGGATGGTAACTCTACCGCCATCACCTACAGCGTGGTGGGCTTGGATGTTTACGGCAATGTTCAGACTGAGAGCATTACCGGACCAAGTTCTGGGACGGCAACAGGCTCAAGCTACTTCCGTTTCATTTCTTCCATTAAGGCCAGCGGCTCCGACAGTAACAGTGTGAGTGCGGGGGTGGTGGCTGGTATCCGAATTATGATCAATAATCAGGATACCCGTCTGAAGAACTGGTATCTGGTTGAGGGGGCTAATGCTGCTGGCGAGACAATCGACATTGAAGACGGCGCTACGTCTTCCGCTTCGGGTACGGCTCGCCTCACTTTCAATCCCGGCGAGACAGACGGTAGCGTCAATTATCCCAACATCGGTGGTACGGGTATTCGTTTTGCCACCGCTATGAGTATGGATATGCCTGTGGATACAGACCTTCTGTCCTCCGTCACCTTCATGTTCGACGGGTAGTGTCATGGCATCGGTGGCGGAGCGGGACGTTGCCGCTGAACTGATGGCGCACGAGCGCGAGTGTGCTGTGCGCTGGGAGTCGGTTGAACGTAGGCTGGTTCGTTTAGAGCGGGTGATTTGGGTATCAAACGTGGCTATCGTGTCGGCTTTGATATCCATTGTCGTGCGGGGAATCCAGTGACGACGAGGGACGACAAGATCGCCATCGTCATGGGCGAGTTCAAACGCGGGACTCTCAAGAGTAGTTCCGGCAAGAAGGTTACCAATCGCAAACAGGCATTGGCGATTGCCAACAGTGAAGGGAACAGGGTTATGCGTAAGAAAGGAAAGACGACCAAGAAACCTACGAAGGGTAAGGGAAAGTTCGGCTCCCGCCTTAAAATGTCCTTGGGGGAGCGCCATCGCGGCACCAAGGGCAATCTGGCCGCACGCGCAAAGGAAAGCAAGGGCGAGGAGAAGGCGCTTGGGCGAAGGGCCTATGCTGCTGTCAAGACGATGGACAAGGGCAAGAAAAAGAAAGCCAAGAAAAGGAAAGCATGATGCCGACATTGAACCCAAAAACGGCGGCTCTCAACAAGGTCAAGACCGACGAAGCGTATGGCAGTATGCCTGTTGAGGTCGATGGAACAGGCGGCGACGTAGGAGAAGCCAAGAAGAGGCGTGTCGCGGCTTATGGCAACAACAAGGGCGGTAAGGTGATCAGGCAGACTAAGGGTCTTTTCACCTACGGGCCGATGGCTTAGGAGTCGATTATGGCGAAGAGAGATTCTCGTGACGGTTACGCGATAGGCGGACTCACCCGGCTTCCGCGTGAGGACGATAGTGCTGTCCTTATGCAGGCTGGCGGTTACCTCGGTGGTCTCACGGAGACGGGGCGTGGGACGATGGCGGGTGAGTTGGGCCGTCGTGGTGCCCTTCCCGTGCGTGAGGCAGGCGAGACCATGTTCGAGCGTGACAAGCGTCTTGGGCGTCGGAGTGGTTTTGAAGGAGGCGGTGCGGCCAGTTCATACAATCGGCGCTATAACAACCAGAACAGGTGAGGGCGTTATGGCTACGAAAAAGAACTGGATAAAGGACGCGACCAAGAACAAGGGCGCGCTGCGCAAGGAACTGGGAGCTAAGAAGGGCAAGCCTATCCCCAAGAAGAAACTTCGGGCAGCCGCTAAGAAGGGCGGCAAGGAAGGACAGAGGGCGCGCCTCGCTGTGACTCTTGGCAAGCTTCGTAAGAAAAAGGCGTAGGCTTTCATGGCTGTAGAGACGACTGCCACATTCAACCTCGATATAAACGAGATAGCCGAGGAAGCGTTCGAGCGCGCAGGGCTTGAGATGCGCAGCGGTTACGATCTAAAGACGGCTCGCCGCAGCCTCAACCTGATGGGCCTTGAGTGGCAGAACCGTGGGCTTAATCTGTGGTGTATCGAAGAGGGCTACTTTGCTTTCACGGAGGGAACCGCGTCCTATAGCCTGCCGGATGATACCGTTGACATCATAGAGGCCGTGGTGAGGACAGACCCATCCAATGCCACCCTTCAAATTGACTCGTCCATCTCGCGCGTGTCACCCGTTACCTACGCAACTATCCCTGACAAGTTGGAGAAGGGGCGTCCCAACCAGTACTGGGTTGACCGTCAGCGCACAGCCCCCACCATTTATATATACCCCACCGCCAGTTCAACCTTCACCACTGCCCAGTTTGTCTACTGGCGCGTCAGGCGAATGACGGATACGGGAACCAAGGGTTCAAATAATTACGACATCCCTGCTCTTTTCCTTCCTGCGATGGTGGCAGGTCTTGCTTATTACATCGCCATCAAGAAGCCAGAAGCGGCACCACGGGTGCCTATGTTGAAGCAGGAATACGAGGAACAGTTCAGATTGGCTGCCGAAGAGAACAGGGTCAAGGCTCCCTTTAGGTTGATCCCACTTGCTGAGTACTATTCGGCATGAGCTATCCCTATGCGCGCGGCAAGTATGCTTATGGGTATTGTGACAAGACGGGCTTCCGTTATCCCTTGAGCCAACTGGTTTATGAAGTTCAGAGGGGAATGCGTACAGGGCTGAGGGTGGGTCAGGATGTGTTCGATCCCGATCAACCACAGAACTGGGTGGGTGCTATTCCCATTGTCGATCCTCAGGCTTTGTTCGATCCCCGTCCCAATGGAGGGACTGCTGGTCGTGGGCTGTTTGCGTGGGATCCCGTGGGGGATGGCAACAGTGCCGAGGTCTTGGGGACTCAGGGACTGGAGACGATGCAGATCAATTCCGCTATTGGCACTGTAACGATTACAACGAGTTGATGAGATGGCGCTTACTTACTCGACACTGGTGCAGGCGATCAAAGATTACACGGACAATACCGAAACGGTCTTCGTATCGCAGATAGACCAGTTCATTTCTAATGCCGAACAGAGGATCCTGTTCGAGGTTCAGTTGCCCGTGTTCAGGAAAAACACGCAGGGAACGCTGACCTCTGCGAACAAGTATCTGGCGCTGCCTAACGATTTTCTGGCACCCTTCTCGCTGTCGGTGGTGTCGTCCAATACCTACTACTTCCTCCTCAACAAGGACGTGAACTTTCTTCAGGAGTCCTACCCCGACACCACAGAGACGGGACGGCCTCTTTATTATTCCATCTTTGACGATACCAATCTCTTGGTTGCTCCTGTACCGGATGCCGATTACACGATGGAGTTCCATTATGTTTATAAGCCAGATGGACTTTCTTCGAGCAACACTACAACGTGGCTCGGCACCAATGCTTACGACGCATTGCTCTACGCTTCGTTGATCGAAGCCTATATCTTTATGAAGGGCGATGCAGAGTTGTTGACCTATTATCAGACGCGCTATCAAGAGACCTTGCCGAGGGTTAAGAACCTCGGTGAGGGAAGGGATCGCAAGGATGTCTTCCGGTCAGGTCAGCTTCGCATTGCGGTGACCTGATGGAAGGATCGGTAGGCACCGGGGAGATCGGTGCGGTAAAGGTGTTCACGACGACTGATCGAGGACACTCCCCCGAAGAGATAGCCGAGATGGCCGTCAACAGGATTTATTTTATTTCGCAGGATGCACCGCCTCATGTGCGTGAGCAGGCTCTCGCCTTCCGTGAGAAGGTCAAGGCGGTCATTACGGAGTACATGAAGAGAGCTATCGCTAGTGACCGTACCACGCTGTGGAATGTTCTGAAGAAGGAAGGGTTCCACGAGGAAGCAGAGATCATAAGGAGACTTTAGATGGCAATTAACCAAGCGATGTGTGGTTCCTATAAGGAACAGATAACGGCTGGCATCCACTTTTGGATGTCCCATTCCCGCACCGGGGCCAGTGTGATTGCGGCTGACACTTTCAAGATCGCAATGTTCACGTCGAGCAAGACCGATGCGAATGAAGACCTGACCGGGTATACGGCGACCAACGAGGTTACAGGAACAGCCTATTCGGCTGGCGGGGAGGCGCTTGGAAGCGTTACTCTTGGGCTGTCTGACAACAGCAGTTCCGTACCCACGGCGTTTCTCGACTTCGCTGATACGACGTGGGCTTCGTCCACTATCTCAAATGCCCGATGTGCCGTGATCTACAACTCCACTCTCAGCACCGCTGGGACTGGCGGAGATGTCACCCATGACGCCGATCCATCGGTAGCTGTGCTCGACTTTGGCGGAGACAAGTCGTCTTCAGCGGGTGACTTCACCATCCAGTATCCCGCCAACGACGCGAACAACGCCATCATTCGTCTAGCGTAAAGTCATGGCTGCCGTCACCATTATCTTTGGAACCGGCTGGGGAAGATCCGGCTGGAACGAGGGGGCGTGGAACACAGGCGGTCTGGCTACTCTTACCTTTGCTTCGGGTATCGGCACGACGACCGTTGTCGAGGGTGCGGGGGTTACGGTTACTGCGACAGGTGTTCAGGCTCAGTATTCGTTTGGCACCTATACGGTAGGTGAAGGAACCGGCGTTACCATTGTCGAGAGCGGCGTCGAAGGAGCGTTCGCTACCGGCACTGAAAGCGTTAGTGGGGATGTTCTTGTTACGGCTACTGGTGAAGAGATCTCTGCCGCTATTGGTAGCTCTACCGTGGCTGGGGGAACCGACATTGCGGTTACCGGGGTGTCGGCTGCGGGGGCGACGGGCAGTGAGACGGTGGTTGAAGGCGGCGGTGTGGTTGTACAGCCTACGGGTGTGGAGGCTGCGGGTGCTATAGGAACGGTTACCGCCCCCGGATTTATCTTCAGCGTGACGGGGGTCGAGGCAACCCACACTCTTAATTACCCGGTGATTTGGGAGCCGATTGTGCCCAGTCAGACACCAGACTGGATTGAAATAGGAAGCAGAGCAGCGTGAGGTAAAAATGGCAAGTTCATACACGACCAACTTAGGCATTGAGGAAATGGGGAGTGGCGACCAAGCTGGCACTTGGGGAACCACCTCCAATTACAACTGGGACATCATAGATCGGATCGCTGCGTATTCTCCAGTGACGGTGTCCAGCACATCCCACACTCTTACTGTGCGCGAGGCTTCGCCGGGCAGCGGTACATCCAATGTTCAAGCTGGGATGTTTCGTGTTCTCAAGTTCGCGGATTCGGGGGATATTGGAGGAAATTGCACTGTCACCATCGAACCCAATACGACGACGGCGTGGTTTATTATGGAGAACGCCCTCTCTGCCAGCCGCACCATAGACGTATCTCAGGGGGCTGGAGCCAACGTCACTATCCAGAATGGCAAGAATGTAGCCGTATACTGCGACGGTGCAGGTGCTGGGGCTGCGGTTTTGGATGCCTTGGCCGATCTTCAGATAGCCACTCTTGAATGCACCGGAGCGGCTGCCATTGACGGGGCAGCTACCCTAGGGAGTACGCTGGCTGTTACCAGTGGGGCAACTCTTAGCTCGACGCTGGGCGTCACGGCAGCGACGACATTGAGTTCTACCCTTGCCGTTACCAGTGGCATCACGGGAAGCGCCGGGGCTGTTTTGAGTAAAGAGGATTCTGGCACCACTACCGTCCTCAATCCCCTCACCTTGACACGCACCAGTAGTGGATCGCCCGCTGCCGGTATCGGTGTGGGCATGGATTTCATCACCGAGACTGGTGCTGGTAATAACGAGACGGGGGGCGTCATTCAGTCGCTGACGACCGACGTAACGTCTACGGCAGAAGACTTCGACATGGTCTTTAAAACCATGAAAGGGGGAGCCACTGCCGCCGAAGTCATGCGCATCGTATCCAGTGGTAAGGTGGCCTTTGCCAATAGCGCTTATGCAAGTGTGTTTGTTGATGCCACCACTACAGGCGCTACGACACTCGACTTCGATACCTACCAGAACTTCTATTTGACGGCCACCGGCAACGTGACGCTGTCTAACCCAACGACGGAAAG